CTCGTGCGGCAACACCCGCTCGGACATCACCTGGCTGCTGTCGTAGTCCTCGTAGGTGTACGCGATACCCGCGTCCGCCCAACCCGCGTCCTGGAAGCACTGCTGCCCCAGCTCGTACAGGCCGACGCTGGCGGCCCAGCCGTCGCAATACTTGGTGAGGCCCTTCGCCCGTGTCTGCTGGTCGTAATTGCCCCCTGACGTCAGGAAGAGGGCGCGCGTCTTGTTCTTCGCGATCTTGGCCGACGCGGTGTCGACGCAGCTCTGCACCACGTTGTAGTTCACGCGGTTGCTGGGCGCCTCGTCGCTGCGCTTCGACCCGAGCGACACCTGTCGCACGCCCATCTTGTAGAGCGACGTCACCGGCGCATTGGCGTAGAGCCGCGCCTGCAGCAGCCACTGCTTCTCGCGGGCCTGCTGCTGGCCGCTTGCCTCGATGGCCTTCGCTGCGGCAACCGCGCTTTTCGCCAGGTCGTCGTCGTCGGGGGCCTTCCACCAGCGCGCCGACACCTTTACGACGTCGGGATTGCTGCTGCCCGACACGTGGCTGCGCGGGAGCGTGCTCGGCTCGCGGGTCACTGGCTGCCCTCGTGCGCGAACAGCAGATCTTCGTCGCTCTCGGCCTGCTTGCCGGCCATCGGCGGCATGGTCGCTGGGAGCGGGCCCAGCACCACCTCGTTTGGTGTGCCGTCGGGGTGAAGCGAGAAGCGCGCGACGCCTTCAGCCCGCATCGCGCGCAGCATCTCGGTCAGTTCAGCCGTCTTGAGCACACCAAGGCACGGCTGTTACCTACTCAACGACCAGCGCCGCTTCCTCGAAGTACTCACGGTGCATGGCACCGTCGAACCAGACGCACAGGGCCGGCCGCTCGAACGCGGGCCCAGACGGCGCGACGCCGGCATACACGGCCTGCAGTTGCGCATAGGCTGGACTCGCGGCGGCCGGTTGCTTCAGGTTCATCACCGTCATCGACGGCCCTCCGGACTTCAGCTTCACGGTATCGCCTGGCTTCATGAACCGGCACGCCCGTTCCAGGTTGACGCGGCGAATTACCGGACACGGCGTCCAGGAACTCAGTCGGGCGTGTTCCACCCCGCGTCGTCGGTGTCGTCCAGCCAGCCCCGTCGCTGCTCGGCCTCGATGCGGCGTCCTTCGGCACGCTCCCAGTCGTCGAGGCGCTGCAGCTCGGTCTTGGGCGGCTCGGGCTTGCGCTCGGCCCAGTGGAACGCCACACGGTAGCCGTAGAGCACGGCGTCGCCAATGTCCGAGTGGTACGAATCGGTCAGCTCAAGCTTGCCCTTGGCCTTCGCTGCCGGATCCCACTGCATGTGCGCGCAGTCCTCGGCAAACTGGCTGACTGGGGGCGCGAGAAAGGCACCGGTGCGGAGCGCGTCGTCGAGTAGGGTCAGGTGCTCAGCCTTGCGGGTCTTCTCGGCGGGCTCGATGTTGAGGCCCCATCGGCGGCGCAGCTCCTCGGCGATCTTCTTCCCGAGGGCGCCCAGGTCGCCAACGATCTTCATCGGCTTGTAGCGATCGACCTGTGCCAGCAGCTGCGCGCCCAACTCCGAGATGCCCTGTCGACGGACGACGGTCTCCTTGACCAGCCGCAACACCCGCTCGCCAGGCGCCCAGCCGAGCACCGCGATCGCGTCGGCGTCCTCGAACCCAATGTCGAACGCGATGACGTAGACCCAGCCGGCTCGCGGGGCGTCCTCGAAGTCGCAGGCATTGCGGAGCGGGTCGTAGTGCAGTGCCAGGGCGTCATCGTCGCGCACCCATTCGCCCAGGTACTCGCGTCGATACGTCGGGTTGAAGGCGTCCCACCCGTGCTCTTCCCGGATCTTCGCCAGGATGGATTCCACGGAGGCACCTTGCCGGCGAACTGGCAGGTAAACATTGTCGACGAGCGTCCAGTGATGGCGCTCCCACTTGCCCGCCTTGGTGCCCTGGTCAGCCTCGTAAAAGGTCCCGCCCAGCACCGGGCCCGGCGTGCCGGTCAGCGCCAGGTAGCCGTCGTAGTCCAGCAGCGTGGGGCCAACGATGTCGTCGATCAGCGGCTTTAGCACCCGCTCGGGGATGCTCTGGGCCTCGTCGATGTTGACGCCCTTGTACCGCTTGCCACGGATCTTGGCGATCTCGCGCTCGTTGTTGGCGCCGGCCAGGACGATGTCCGCGCCCTTCGGCATCTTGAGAATCAGGTCGCCATGATTCGGGATACCCCCCAGCCCGTGCTCGTAATTGGCCCGCAGCAGGTCGTTCCAGACGATGTCCTTGGCGTTGCGCCGGGTCATCGTGCAGTAGAGCTGCGGGATAAACGGCGGCTCCTGGGCGAGCAGAAGCATCCGGTCGTCGACGCTGGTGGTCTTGCCGCCGCGCCGCGAGCAGCGGGCTACCAGACGCTTCGCCCTCGAGGTGACGAAGGCGAATTGTTTGGGGTTCTCTCCGCATAACGCCTCGGGCGTGAACTTGAGCCGCGCCCGCTCGGCTCGCAGCTCCGCGATGGCGCGGACGTTCATGGGCTACCCGAACTTCGCGACCTGCTCGGCGGCCGAGATGATCGCCGCGTCGATCGCAGGGTCGCGCACCGTCTCGGCCACCACCGCCTGCTTCGCTTCGAACTCGTCCGCCTCGCGCAGGAAGATCTCAGCCTGCACGACCGCGTTGCACATGTCGCACGACGCTCGGGCGTGGTCCCGCACGCGGACGCCATGGCCGAACGATGACCGGCCGGCCAGCACCAGCCGGCGCATCAGCGCGGTCAGGTTGGCGAACGCCTCGCCTTCCTCGTTCACCACGACCCGTCCTCTTCGTCGTCGGGGCAGACGGCAGCCACGGCGCCGTTCACAGCGGCAACCGCCGCCGCGACGTCAACCGCCCACTCCCGGCGCTCGCGCGGAGACATTTCGCGGGCTTCGGCGGCGATGCAGAGAAGCGACGCCAGCTCTTCGGCTGGGGCTGCCACGCGTAGCTTCACTTCTTGGCCTTCGGCGCCGGCACGTCCTCGGCCTCGGTCGCCTCAAACTCGACGTACGCCACGTTGGACAGCGGGACGCCCACCGAATGGACCCGCCCGCCGTCGGTGCGAGACACGACCAGCAGGCCGCCTACCTGGTCAATCTCGACGCCCTTGCTGGTGCGCGCGGACAGCTCTTCAGTGGGTCGTGGGCCAGGGATGCGGACGGTGTCTTTGAACTTTGCTCCGAGGATCTTCATGCTCGCTCCAGTAGATAGGGGTTGAACGTGTAGGCGCGGCCGCGGCTCGCCCATTCGCGAATCACCGGCGTCCAGTGAGTGCAGGTGGCCATGGGCTTGTATTGGCCCAGCAATGTGCGGGCGATGCCCAGCCGGCGGAACGGGGCCTTGACGTACACGTAGTGCAGCACGTCCAACTCGGCGCACACCCAGCCGAGGATCGTGTCCTCGTCTCCCTCGGGATGCGCGACCAGCACCACGCGCGGTCCCGTGAGGCACCTGTCCACCACGCCCCAGTGCCCGGCATCCGAGAAGAACACGCCGTTCGGCACGTGGCTCAGGTGGCCGTGCTCGTGGTAGTTCCGCAGCCAGCTGTTGCGAATGAACGCCAGGTCAGCGGCGCGGGCAAGGCGTACCGCGATCGGCAGGGCGCTCATGGCTCGGCCTTGACGGGCAGGTCACGAATCCAGTCGAGGTCGCCGTACTCTCCGGCCAGCGCTTCCGCCACGGCATCAGCGATGGCATCGCGGGCTTGCTTGGCAGTCTCAGCCGGCGGCCCAATCCAGCCCACGAACAGGACGCGCCGCAGTTTCTCCTTGCTGTTCTCGCTCATGCAGCAGCACGCCCGTTCCCCGACTTCTGGGATACCAAAAGGCGAATCGCGTGGCGCGCGGCCTCTCGCGCGGGCACGCCAAGTTCACCAGCAAGCCAGTGCAGCGCCTCGGTCTCGGCGTCGGTCAACCGCACCTGAAGCTTCCATGCGGTGACGCTGCTGCGCCCACCTGGCACCTTGGGCCGGCCGATGTGCGTTTTGGGCGTGGCCAGCATGATGGCGCGCAGCCGGTTGACGGTCGCGTGCACCAGGCGCACGTAGGTCTTGCAGCGCTTTGCGATCTCGCGCATCGGCACGCCCTCGGCGTGTGCTGCCCAGATCCGTTGGTCGCGCGACAACTGCCACCGGTGCTCGTGCAGGAAGACCGAGGCCAGCCGGTAATACTCGGCCTGGGCCTCGTCGGCGCTCTCGTGCCCTTCCTGGAACCGCTTGTCGGTCTTGAGCAGGCCGTTGTGCTCGTCGCCGGTCTCGATGTCCTCGAACCCGGCCGCCTTGAGCTTGCCGTACCACTCCCGGCGCAGGCGCTCGGGAATGCTCAAGACACCTCGCTCCGCTTCGCCTCGGCCTTGCGCGCCAGTTCCTGCGCCAGCTCGTCCATCTCCTCGGGCGACAGGTCGGCCAGCGGCTTCTCGTCCTCTTCCTTGCGCTTCGGCACGTGCGCACCGACGCGATCCAGGTACGCCACGAGAGCGGCGACCTGCACCTTGTCCTCGGCGGGCAGCTGCCGCAGCCCGAAGGTCGTCACGCCCATGCCGATGAGGCGCAGGCGATCGAGGGCAGCCAACGCCAGTGGGCCGGCGTGAATCTTCTCGATGGCCGCTTGCAGCTCGATGCGCTGCCGGCTCTTGCCACCGGGATTGCCCGACTGACCCGGCTTCCAGAGATGCGGCGGCAACACGCGCTTGCGTTGCTCGGCCTGTCGCGGACTGACCTGTTTCTCGCTCATGCAAAAGCACCGGCGTTCTCACGAATCGGTGCTTCAGATCCGCATGTGGCAGGGCCCAGCGCGATAGTCAAGCTTACTTGACTACTTTCATGCTCCGGCCAGAGACCGAGCTACCTTCCAGTCTCCTGACTGGTGGTCATCTCGGACTATTCTTCGGTGCGGAGTCAGAGGGGAGTGCATCCAGGCAGCTGCTGCACCAGCTCGGAATAGCTTCGGCCTTCCTCGGGTGACCAGCCGCGTGGCGATAACACCCAACTCTTGCCAGCTCCGATGCAGCCCAGGCTTTCCTGGCGTCGGATGCTCACGCGCTTTCTACCTTTGCGCGGGTCCCCCTCCAGTACGCGGCTTTGTCGCCGCACCTATTTGCTGTCTCGCGGCTGCTTGTTCAGTGGCCGACTGGCGAACAATCTGATTCGCGCGGGCCAGCGCTACGTCCGCTTCCCGGCCGAGCTCGGCCATGGACTTCCGGGGCATCTGGCGCTTGCTCGAGGCCTTCTTGCTCACCACCGTGCACGTCGGGCACCGATGCGCGTACCTGGCACCATCGGCCGGCGCGACGTAACCCGAGCCGTGGCACTCCGGGCAGGTCATCGCGCCGCCCGCCGCCGCTGCATCGCCAGGATCGCCCGCACGCGTGACCGTGCAAGGTGCGCCGCCTCGGCAATCTGCGACACCGTCCAGCCAGCCGCACGGGCCGCCACGACCTGGGCGTTGCGCTCTGTCTTCTCGGGCTTCACTGCGCGGGTCACTTGAAATCCCGCAGTGGCAGGCGCGGCGCGGCAATGTCAAGAATCATTCCGGCAGCCTTCTGAAGTCCGACGGCAGGCTGCGCATCGCCTTCGTGCGAGCCGCCCATTGCACCCTGATCTGCCCGGGTCGCCTCAGCGAGAGCGCCGCCAACTGCTCGAAACATCGCGGGCAGGTGATGGCCTTGCGCTGCATGACGAACGTCAGCCGGCTTCCGCGCGCACCGCAGATCGCAGCGTCCCACGAATTCCGGTAGTGGCGCAGCACAACGATCGGCAGCTTCACTTCCACCTCCACGTCTCGCGGCCCACGTAGCCCTCGGGCGTGAACATCGCCAGGATGCAGTCCCGGATTTGTGTGCTGAAGACCCGCGGCGTCAGTTCGAACACGTACGCGAAGGGCGCCACGTGCTCGACGAACCAGCCGGTGCAGACCGCGGCGGGCACCAGCATCGCGATCGGCTCGTGCGTCGACTCGCCGGCTGCCTTCCGTGCCCAGGGCGCGATCGTCTTGAACGGCGGGTTGAGCCACAGCGGACCTTCGCGCACCAGCGTCCAGTCCTCGCGCAGGCTGTCCTCGCCCAGGTCAGAGCCGGGGCCGTAGAAGAACGGCACGACCTTGTTGTCCGCGTTGGCCGCCAGGTCGAAGCCGATGCGACCGAAACGCTGCTCGAACGCGTCGAGGAATTCGCGCGGCGTGGCCACCTCCTGGTTGCTGGACTTGCTCATGGCTGGCACCAGCCCATCGCGACGCAGCCCCAAAGGACCGCGACCCATAACACCGCTTCGGTCAGGTCTCTCGTGGTCATTGCTCGCTCCCTTCAGAAAGGCGGGTCATTGGGGGGGGCTCGCTGGTCTCGGCCTGGTCGAGCAGCTGCGCGTAGAGCTGCTGCTTCAGTTGTCGCCAAAAGCCGAGGACGGTCCGGCGGCGCTTGTAGCGCCAGGTCTTCGGATCGTCGTTGTGGACCCACAGCATCTGTCGCACGGTCGCGAAGTCGAGCCCGGTGCGGAAGTCTGAGTAGTTGGGCACCTCATACGGGAACCTCATGCCGCCGCCTTCCCCAGCGCGGCCGCTATCTCTTCGGCGTTGCGGATCTTCGCCCGTGCCGCCGCGCGGGCGAGCTCGCCCAGCTGCCGGGCGGTGCCCCCCGCTGCAATCCAGTCGGATGCGTCGCCCTTCTCGGGCAGGCCAGGCAGCACCACGATCAGCGACCGCAGCAGCCAGGTCGACGCCTGCATTGCGAACTGACGGCCCGGCTCGTCATTGTCCGGCAGGATGATCACCGTCCGCCCGCTCAACGAATCGGCGTACTCGGGCCGCCACGCACCAGCCCCCCCGGCGATCGTGGTAGCGAGCAGGCCGAGCTTGCGCAGGTTGTCCACGTCCTTCTCGCCCTCGACGAGCAGCACCGGGCGCCCGGGGGCCGCCAGCAACTCGGGCAGCCGGTACAGCACGCGGCGGACGTCGCCGAGCTTGTAGGACCAGCCTGTGCCATCGGGTTTGCGCTGGCGGAACGATTTCGGATCGAGGCGCTGCACCTGGTACAGGAGCACGCCGGCCTCGTCGAAGTAGTCGTACTGCGCGACCACCTTCACGGGGGCCGGGGCTGGAGTGGGCTTCCGCTCCACCGACGGCGCAAACAGGTCGCGCATGGTGATCCCCAGCGCCGACAGGACGTCGTCCAACTTGCAGCCGGCGAAGCACTTGAGCAGGAGCGCGCCAGTGTCGCCGCCCGTGATTTGCAGGCTGCGCTTGTCGTCCTTGTGCGCCGGACAGACGCACATGTAGCGCCGCTCCCCGATGCTGACGAGATCGCCCCGCCGCTCGAGCACCGCCCACGCCGGCGCGGAGGTCAATACAGTTCCCCCGCGCGGCCCGACACGATCGCTTCGACCTCCGACCAGTCGCGCTTCGCCAGGATGGCGGCGCGCGCCTTGTTCGCCGTCTCCTGGTACATCCGCTGCCCTGCGATGCCGTGACGGCTGAGCCATTGCACCGTCTTCAGGTCGGCGAGGCCCGCCCGCTCGCGCGCACGGATCGTCTTCGACAGGCGCTGCGCGTCCGCGTCGGTGAGCGTCGGCGGGCAGGTGCCCATCTTCCCGAACAGGTAGCGACGCATCTTCATCGAGGGCGGCGGCGCCAGCGGGCCAGGCACGTCCGCCTGGGGCGCGAGCCCGAAGGCCGCGAACGGGTCCACCGCCTTGCCCCACGCGAACTGAGCCGCCTGGACGCGCGCCACGCGTCGGGCCTCGGCTTCCCGCTCGCCGTCGGACAGTCGCCGTGCGGCCTCCAGTGCCCCTTCAACGTCGCCACCCCCGTCGCGCTCCAAGATCTCGCGCGCCCGCTTCTTGGTGGGCTCGTCGTCGAGTTTCCCGGCGAGCGCATCGATCGGGTCCGCTACGGCGTGCTTACCGAGGTTGCCGACCGCATCCAGGATCAGGGCGTCCGGCTTCGAGCTCGCGCGGATGGCCGCCCGGCGCTCTTCCGCCGTCGCGTAGGCGTCAATGTTCGCGTCCTCGGAGGGTCGCGCGCCCCGGCCCATCTCCTGGATGTGGCGCGAGATACTGCGGGTCGGGCGGCCTTGGTAGATGTACGCGATCCCCTTGTCGTCGTAGCCCTCGACCACCACGCCGCAGTTGCACAGGTGCATGAACTGGCCGGACTTGTGGGCGTCGAAGACCTGCTTCTGCTCGTCGCGTGACATGCTGCCGTCGACGGCCCGCGCGCTCCCAGGCGCCATCACGTTGAGCGTCTTGGCCGCCACGTGGGCGATCTCGACGCGCGGCCAGTAGCTCACCCCGCGGCGACCCTCGTGCAGATCGTGGATGTCCTTGCACATCCCTTTCAGCACCTCGGGCGTGAGCAGTCCCGCGATCGCGTCGTCGGTGTAGTCGTCGCCGGACTTCTTCAGCTTCGACAAGTCGAGGCGCTGGTGACCTGGAACCACGCGAACGCCGCAAAGCCACCCGTCGGCGATGGCGGGCCCCATCATGTAGTCGGCGCAGGTCGCCTCGTACACCAGCTGCATCGCCTTTCCGTCGAGCCGCTGCGGGGTCGCCGACAACCCCAGGATCCGGGCCCGTTCGAAGTAGGCCAGCACCCGCCGATAGCTCGCCGTGACGCTGTGGTGCGCCTCGTCGCAGACGATGAGGCTGAACTTCGCCGGGTCGAACGTCTTCAGCCGTGCCTCGGTCATCGATTGCACCGTGGCCACCACCACGCGTGCCGATGGCAGCGCCCGGATCGGCCCCTGCTCGCGGTACACGTCGACGCCGAGCATGCCGGGCAGCTCCTGGCACATCTGCGTGACCAGGTTGTCCCGCTCGTTCAGCCACAGGCACGCGCCGCCCTTGGCCAGCGTGGCCGCCATGACCTGGGACGCGGTGAACGTCTTCCCCGTCCCCGTCGCCATCACTGCCAGCGTCGAGCGCAGGCCCTGGCGGTACTGTGCGATCGCGGTGTCGATCGTGGCCCGCTGGTAGGGGCGCGGCGTGCGCCTCTTCGCCTCGTGGCGCAGATCGCGCAGCATCGGCGCGGACTGAAACAGGGAGACCTGCGCCGCGGTCACGCCGCCCTCCGTGTGTTCACCGACTCGGCGATGCCGATCAGCAGGTCGCGGAAGGCCTTCGGGGTCGCCGACCGGGCCTTCTTCGACAGCCGAGGCCGCTGGTCATCTGAGCGCGTGTGATTGCCGCACCAGGAGACGAGGGCCTTCGACTGGTTGTCGGCGATGACGCCCATGTCCAGTGGAGGCAACTCGACGCCGAACGCGTAGAGCCATGTCGCCTTCTTCGCGAGATGGCCGTACCGTCCCTGCTCAACGTAGGCCACGGAGCCCCCGTCCGTCGTTCGCTGCCACCCTGGGCCAGTTGGCGCCGACAGACCGTGCGCCGCGAATGCATCCGAGTACGCGGGGTGCTCTAACACCCCCCCCCATTTACGAACCGACGACAGCGCCGACGCGAACGTTCCGCCGTCGTCCCCGCGTTTGATGCCCCAGCGAGCTTCAACCAGGCCCGCCAGTCGACACCAGCGCGCACACGGAGGGTGCGCGACGACAGGGTGCGGCCCGTCGTACAGCCGCGCATCTCTCGCCTCGTCCCACGGATCGACGCCTGGCAGGTTCCAGTAGCAGCCGCCCTTCTGGACAAAGAGCGCCGCGATCAAAATAGGTCCTCGTCCGGCGGCACGACGATCGGCTTGTCGTCCGCGTCCAGGATCTGCAGCGCCTTGGCCGCGGAAGGGATCGCCTTCTTCTTGGCGGGCGTGACCACCGCCGGCATGAAGCCGCCTTTCCCGTCAGGGACGCACGCCGCCGCTCCGCCGCGCTTCAGCTCCTCGGCCACGCCCAGTAGCGCGTTGTCGCCGACATAGCCGATCCGGCTGCACCCGTTGCAGTTCACCTGGCGCTGCGGCGCGCCCTTGCAGTACGGGCAGAGCGCCGTCGGAATGTCCGCCCGCAGCGCAGCCGCCGCATTGTGGACCCCCGCGTACAGCCGCGCGTGGTAGTGCCTCGCCACGCCGCCACCGTCCGCCAGTGCAGCAAGCGCACGTTGCGCCGCTTGCAGGTGGCGATCGGCCGCTCGCATCGCCTCTTGAGCGATCCGCACCGACGCGAACTCCTGCGCCAGGTGATCCACCGGCACGCCCCACGTCTCGACGGGCGGGGGCACCACGACGGGCGTCGCGGGCTCCTCCTGCTCCTCCTGTTCGTCAGCCTCGGCCCGCTTCTCGGCGGCCCGCACCGCTTCCGGCGTGGTGCCGATTTCGCGGGCCACCTGCTCGCGCGCGGCGCCCCGGGCGGTCTTTCGACGCCCCGGTTTTCCGGACGCCGTGTCCGGTAATTGCCCGGCCAGTCGCGCCACCCGGCGGGCGATCAGCTCGTCGCGGTTGTCCTGGCGCCGGTGGAGGTTCTCGAATAGCTCGAGGTCCGCCCGGTCCTCGTCGGTCATTTCGACGGCGACGTGGCACCAGACCTTTTTCATTCTGCGCAGGAGGCAAGCGGCGATGCGGTCACGCCCTGCGTGCAGCTCTTCTGTCTCGCCCTCGACCACCGGCGCGTTGATCAGCTCGTTCCCGAGGTCGATCGACTTCGAAAGCTCGATGACATGGGGGAGCTTCATCCGCGCCGGGATGTCCCCGGGCAGCTTCAGCCGCTTGAGCGGCAACTCGCGATATCCGGCCCACCTCATGGGGACACCTCGCGGTACGCTGACGCTGGTATCCAGCCCTGACGGCCGCGCACCTGGCAGCCGCCGATCACGCGGTACCGGTGCTCGATGCCGCCCCAGCGAGCGCCGCAGCGAACCGCGCTGACGGCCTCGCTTATGCCCCAGAAGCCGCCGCAGATCAGCGCGGCGATCAGCAGCGCCACGAGGGTCTCGCCGCCGCTCTTCATTGCACCGCCGCCCGGTACGCGACCTGGATCAGCCCGATGCCAAGCTCGGCCGACCGAAGAAAGACCCACATCGCCAAGGTGGTGGCCGACAGGATCAGCGTGCCCGCTGCGACGCCGCACGCGAGACGGTGCAGTCTCCTCATGACGCCCTTCGCTTCTTGGCTGGGGGCTTCTTCGCCTTCGCCTTGCGCGCGGCCTTCACGGCAACGGCGGGGGGCGACCAGACGACGGCGCCCGGCACAGGCTCACCGTCCTCGTTTACCTCCCAGCAGGGCCCGGCCAGGCGCGGGGCCTTGCACTTCTGCGGATACGAACCATCCGGGTGCACGACCATGTCGGCCAGCGCGACGGGGCACGCGACAAACCTCCGCTGGTCGCGCGCCAGTCCTTCGGCAAACGTCAGCGTGGAATGCGTGGTCGGCGAGAAGTGCAACCCACCGCCGCACTCACGCGCGCCGCCGTCCCAGTCGGGCGCGGACGGAATGGTGCCTGGCACGTAGGCAAAACCACGCTGCGGGGTCTTGTAGTCGAGCTTGACGACCTTGAAGAGCGTCGCGACGCCGTTGCTGACCCTCGCGCCGTAGAACTCGCACCAGCTCGCGGGCGTCGAGACGTCGGCGCGAGAGACGAACCCGCCGCCCGTGATTTTCGGCTTGCCGCCCAGCACCGCGATGGCGACCAGCGCGCCGGCGGTGATGCTGACCGCGCCGCGGATGAACGGCCGGCAGATCCCGTTCGCCTCGACCCTGGGCGCCGAGCTGCCGTACGCCACGACCGTGGGCGCCGAGCTGCCGTACGCCACGACCGTGGGCGCCGAGCTGCCGTACGCCTCGACCCTG